TCTTGATCCTGTAGCAAGCCCATGCAAGACCATCCGGTCCCACGCCCCAGTGAGTGTGCATTGGATCCCAAGGCGTGATATCTACGGTAGTTTTATTATCACTGTTCTTGGTAAGAAGAGCCCTACCCGCATACCAGCCCCTGACAGTTATGTGCCATGCAAGCTGATCTTTCAGGCCGGGTACGAGTCTTTTAGTCAGTCTTTCATCGGCAGAGCGCAGCGCACCGATGATAAACCGTTCCTTATCGTTATTGATATCACGGTTATTGCGGGGATTACCGTTGGGCGGTATCCGCACAATCATATCGGCTGCGGTAAGCCATGCCACGACCTTATCGGCATATGTCTGCGGCTCGTTAGACGTGTAGCTCTGGTAGCCGTCACCCGCATCAAACGGAGTAAGTTTATAGAGCTGGTGATCTGCATCCATACGATCACGCAGCGTATTGGTGGCATCGCGGTGTGCTTCTACCTTATCGATTATATCTTCAGGCCTGGGTCGTGCCATATCAGTGCCTCTTAATCTTTATGAACTCCCTGTTATTAACCACGCCGTACCCGAACCTGCTGACCAGGCCGTAAATCACGGCTTTAACACCGTGGTTGTTCTTATCTTCGGGTGTTTCTCCGACTATGTTGCCTTCCCGGTCAGATTTCCACCTGTAGGCCCGTGTCTGGCCGTCAAACGGGCTCGGCACAGCACCGAACTCGGACAGTATCCCTGTGCAGTTCGGTGCGAACACGATACCTGACTTGCTTGTCATGGGATCTACTTTCATATATCCCTTGAGCCGTTCGGTACCTTCGTTTATCCGTATTTTCTGTGCATCGAGATATATACCTGTCTTATCCATCCACATCTCTGCGGGTGCAGACATGGCCTGGTGCTGGTAGCCTGCTATATCTATTGTTCCCGAATGGACATCGGGCCACCAGGGCCTGTTCGTTGTTACGGTTATGACCTCTTCGGTAGTCAGGCCGCGTTCATATATCTCGTCGAACACGCAGACCTGGCCGTTAATAATCTGTGCCGCTTCTACCGCGTATGCTCCTGCGTACCCCGGGTCCATCCACAGGTACACCGGTTCACCTTTAACGTATTTAAGTTCTGGATCTATATGAAGGTCAGCCCTGAACTCACCGAACACGAGTCCCACGGGCGGGCACGGGATACCCTGTATACGTTCCATGAAGAACTCATCGGAAGCCATTGTCTTGAGCTTGAGTATTTCAGGGTCATTTATCCCTTCCGGGTACAGGTTCGTATTGGAGTATGAGGGTAACGAGAAGGACTGTTCGTCATCTCTTCCTGCCTGCCACGAGGTAAAGAGCTGTGGATACCAGCCGAGTGATCCTTCAAACGTACCTGAGAGGAAGAGCCAGCCCCGTTTCGGTGCGACCCTTGACCTGAGCCTGTGATAGGAGTCGAGATCGAGCTGTGATGCTTCGCAGCCGAGAATCCCGTTAGGGGCTCTCATTGCGAGTGTCCTGGGATCTTTTGCGGATTTCGTTTCTATCTTTGTGCCGTCGGCGAGGATAATCCGTCCGGGGTCAACCCTTTTAGACACTTCCGAAAGGACACCGAGTGTCGCAAAGTCTTCGACCAGGTAATCGAACTCTGCCCTTGTGCGTTCATAGTCTGCGGCGACAAGCCAGTACAGTCCGGGGTCCTCATTCTCAAGGAACCTCGATACCAGGTATTTGGAAGCCACCATAGACTTCCCTGCTTGTTCCCCGCCTGCCACGAGGACAAATCTCTTCCTTGACCTGAGTATACTCGCCTGAAGGGGTGTGGGCATGAACTCAAGCCGCGAGAAGATATAGTCATTTATAGACGGGCTATCAGCCGTTGGTCCCGTCTGTGTCGCTGTTAGATTTCCTGGCAAGGATCCTCTCGGCTTCCTCGACAGCGTTGTCGCGTTGTTCTACCTGTTCTTTACCCTTTGTCTTCTTGTTCTCTTTTTCCCACTTCTTCCATGCGTCGATCATATCCTTACCTGCGCTTTCGACAGCATATCCTGTGCGCCGGTACTTCTCAGGCCAGTGGGCATTGAGCAGGGTTATCAGCAACACGGGATTATCAGACGGCTTCTGCATCTTGACTCTTTCCACCGCCATGTCCTGAAGCCCTTCCCTGAAATCTTCCTGCGCCGATATGTACCTTTCCCTAAATCCCTTTATATCATTCCTGTTCCACGAAGATACCGCTTCTCTCGTAATCCCTATGGACTCACACGCCTTTTTCACCGAACCAACCAGCGTGTACGCGGCCAGGAAAGCATCCTGGTTCGCAAGCATCTTTTTAACAGGAATACTATTATCAGTATTACTCTTCTTCACCATCTCCGCCTCCGCCCGGTATATTGAGAGAACGCCTCATCTCATTTATCCTGTTCCTCGCCACACCCATCCTCACCACGATCTGCCCCACCCTCTGCCTCGATACACCAAACCTGCCCGCAATCAACTCGTAACTCAGGTCAGGCTCCATTAACACCGTTCTCGCTATATCAAGAGACTTACCACTCATCCGGCCCCTCGTACCGCCTTTTCTCTTCTCATACCGGTCATTATAAATACTATATGTACTCATATCACGCTTCCCCACACCTAAACGTACTTCAATATCCCATTACTGTCAATACATGTACCGCAATAACTACACGGAAATTCACGGGAACGGAATACAGCACTGTAACAAGCCACCCAGAGCCTGTCAGTAGTTTCCGTTCTGCCGTTCTCACCCCTATACGGAACAGCGGAATGGAAACCACCGAGAACGGCCAGCACCCTTTCTACGGTTTCTCCGACAAACAAAGAAAGAAAGTAACAAAGAAAGAAACTATTACATGTATTACATGAGGTGCCTGTAAAGGTACCTGTATTCCATGTAATACATGTAATATTTAAAGACAAGACAGTACAGTACAAGACATGTCTTAAGAACCGTGAACCTTTTTAATACACCGGGGCGTAACTCGATCTATGCCTCTAAAGGCGATCTCATCACACCCCGGTTAACTTAATCAAACCATGTACTAATCCCGACAACATACATAAATAACCGTAATAACCGTAATAACTGTAATTCTTTAGATGTATAGAATGTGTATACAGTGTACATGACTGTATACAGCCGTCCATGACTGTACAACCATGTACGTGTATACACTGTAACCGCCTGATACATGCAAAATTCTGGCACGGGTATCCATAGTAATATAAAGACATCGCCAAGCCCTGCCCCCCTCGTGCGCGTGTGCGTGGGATCGGGATCCGGATCGGGATCCCCACCCCCCAAGACAGTGTACTCCGGGGAAAGACTTCTGAAGGTCTTTATTTCGTGTCGATGTACATGTATACACAATTGTACATACGTGCCATGTCGTGCCAGGCCATATCAGCTGATTTGGCATTGGTCTGTCAGACGAGGCTATATGGATCGCCTGACTGTGCCCACCATGACAGCCTGTACCTCAGTCACATGACTGCATAGCCAGATCATAGCTAAGACTTGACAAACCATTGAAGGTGTGTTTTCATAGCTAGCGTGACGCCAACATAGACGACAGGAAGTGAGTGATGGGACAACGACCAACACGGCGTGGCGGCAAAGCCAAGGTGAACTGGGAATCTCCAAGATACCCTTGGAAGATTCTCAACGACTCACTGGTAAAGCCGCCTATCAAGCCCAGGAACATTGAGCAATATCGCTGGACATCGGGCCTGAGGCTTGCCAGTATCAAGCCCAAACCAGTGCAACCCTGTGCCGAATTCAAGGGAAGGTTTCATAAGCGCAACGGCACATTGTGTTGTGGGTATGTCCATTATAAGAATGTTTGTTATCGGGTTGTGGGTGGGATTAAATCCATCCTTGCCTGTAAGCATCAGGAATAGTTTTACCGCTTCAGGTTTTGCCTGATTATGCGCCGCGTTAGTAGCGCAAAGTATAGGGTCAACCTATGCCATTTTGATTATCGATGTCATGGCCTCCGGAGGTTATGACATGGGCAATCAAGGCCTAAATCTAATGGAAGGGGGAAACACAAATGATCATTGGAAGTGACAGATGGATTACGACAATTGAAGAACTGGAAGAACTGCCTAGGCTGCAGAATGTCAACGTTCGATACCGTGGTTCGACCGAGGGTAGATTTAGTTGTGCGGCACAGTACGCGCCAGACCTAATCAAAATGTTGACTGATACAGACCACTATGTACGCGACATAGTAACGACAATCGGATAACCACACACACAGGAGTAAATGACAATGGCTTGGAGTGAATTGGATTATATAAAAACAGTACGAAACATAGCAGAGGAAGCAATCAAAGAATATCCAAATGGGCAAGATGATGAACGTCAACAGTTCGTGAGTGAATCTGTAGATGGCAATGAATACGTCATCCATTACAGTGCAAATGAAATAGCCCTGAAGGCCTCTGATAACGAACCAGATGCCGCAGATGTTCGGGCAATGTCTGCGAATGATGCAGACTGGCGCACTATGCGCATGCTATCAACATACCTGGCAATGGAATCGGACGTAACAGAAGAGATACATAAGATCTTTTGGGAACCGTTTGCAGATGGCGCAGAAAAAAGATACGAACAAACTCACATTTAATAGGCGTTGTAGGAGTTAGTGACAACATGACAATGGAGCAGCGATTCAACTTACTGATGAACCCACCGAAAATATTAAAAGTTAGGACGATTGTTGCCGCGCTACGCGGCGTAGGCGTAGAGGCCATCTCGGCAACGCATGGCGAGGTTAAAGCCAGGATGCGGCAAACACTCAAAAATAACCTTGACCACGAATACGAGCTAGCCCTCAAGGTATTGTCACAAAATTAGCTACTGCCGGAACCTTGAAAATCTTTTCAAGGTTCCATCGGATAGCTAATCATAGCGGCCGGATGGCGGGGCCCATAATACCGCCGGGGAGTTTGAATTATGATCTATCTGGTAATCGATACCGATGCTGCCATGAATTACCCTCCGGGCGATGAAGTAATCGCAACGGTTGACGCCACTTGCCCATCAGATGCAATCGATAAAGCCCTGAGCGCTATAGGCGTTGCTGAACTGAAATCCTACGATGTTGATCAGTACGAACTATATGTACTCCGCCATATCGACGCGGTCCCGGAACACCTGTATCCGGCATATCAACAGGCACAAGATTAGCGGCTGTTATCAAGCTAAATCCTTACAGTTCAGTTGAGGAGCAATGGCAAATGAGTGATTTATTATACAACCCGCCGAAAATATTAACTGAGGATTACGCAACTTGCCCCCAATGCCTGGTTGAGGATACCACGATACGCTATAGCCACACCGAATCATGGCAGAACGGCTCTAGTAACGGCTCTAGTTGGGAACATGTCGAATTTTGGACATGTGAAAATTGTTCAACAGAAAGCGAGGCTACTGACACACATTCCGGTAGTTAAGACCTTACAGTTCAAGGAGTAATGGCTATGACAAAAATAACAGGTGGCAACTCACTGGCGAGGATAGCTCGTAGATTTATTGCAGGGTTGCGGGATGAATTAACGTGTGCGGAATTTGATGCCATGCGTATATCAAATTCCGCAAGAACCAGTAATCGATTCTGTTACTCGCACGATTATTGCGATGCAGACATGGTAATGATGGAATCAATCCAAGCGGTTGTGGGTAAAGGCGACATAGATATCCTAGGTGACAACTACGTAAATATGAGAAATAGTGCATGGCTGCTTGCTAATCAAATGATGGAAGCGAGGTGACAACGACACACATTCCGGTGGTTAATCCTTGGAGTTCAGTGAAGGAGATGACATGACAAAAACAGGAAGAGAACCGATCATTACAGCGGACAGTCCCAGTTGGCATTATGAGGAGCCTGTAACTGGCAGGACCATGACATACACCATGGGTAGCATTACTGATGAATTGATACCGTGCCTGGCCTTGTTTGCAGGCGATAGTAATACTCCTACACTGATTCCGGTGGATATCCTGGTTCACGCCGTAGGACTCGCCGCAGTTAAGAAACACGCTGAAGATGCCATAGCCAGGGCCACCGAGGAGGTGAACGTATGAGAGGGAAATACGGTATTCGGGTCTATGGCGAGAAATATCTGGGCTTCTCCACCAAGGAGATGCTGGAGTGGGTAACCCTGTTCCAGAAGTGCACTGTAGGTAGCAAGGGCGATGCATTCGCCGCTGCAACCACCATGAGCGTGTTTCGCTACGAGTCCCATTACTCGCCTTGGCGGGAGAACGATACCCTGACAACCACCGCGAAGCGAGTTTTTACTCGGTCCCGACCAGCCAAGGCCAGTGAGGTGCAAAGTTGAGACAACAATTCATTGAATCAAAAACTGCGCAGAAAAACGGCTGGGGAACGATGCAGTACAGGAGCGTCACACGCCTAACGGCTGATGAGCGTCACGCTGTTAAGCATGGGGATCTTGTATGGTTTGAATTTGAGCCGTGGCATCACACACAGAGTGGCTACAAGATAGTCACATACTGGGCGGGTGGACCGAAATTCGACAGTCGAGAACCCACATCCTGGGAGTTGCTGAATATCATAGTCCAGAAGGCAGAGGGACTGCACTACGAAAATCCTATCGCCGTTGGCCTCATTAACTCCGCTGATTGGACTGACTACTACCCAGAGGTGGATGGTGACGGCTATCTAACCGGAGACATAATTAACTGTACCAGTAGTGATGCTAATAGCTACATAAACGTGGGCGATGATGTCTATGTCAGGAAGGATGCGCTTTCGCAGCAACAACTACTCGATGTGGATGAGGGGCGATTAGGCGGCATCCCGGAAGGAGTGCAAGTATGAGTAGCTACGACAATAGGATGGTACTAGGATGGTGGCATGTTGGGACGCTGAAACGTGGCGATTATCGCTCACTGAAATTCTTCACCGTCCACGATGGTGAAGAACTTCACATTTACGAGCATCCCTATGGCGAGTCGAAACGAGACATTCGGAACGCGATCCACGTTGCATTTGTCGAGGAGCAATCCGATGAGTACAAAATTGTTGGACGTTATCCGAATTACCATGTCGTAGAAAAACAGACATGAACTGTACTGTACTAGTACATACCTGTTCTTAAGAACAGGTATGTACTACATGTCATGTTCTTTAAGAGACTTGTGAGGGAATCTAGTAGAATCGTGGTCGAAATGCACAAGGTTTGTGTTATACTAACGTCTAGCACGACATTAGGATAGGAAAGGAGACATGATGACAGTTGCCAAGGTTGAGATTGAATTACAGGATGAATGTTTTCTCTGTGGGTCTGGACTCATTTGCCCCGGATGCGCCCCCGAATCTATGACCGCTATTGATGATGACCTGCGAAAGCTGGCTAGATCTGCAACAGCTAAAGAAGCGAGGTTCTTAGTCGATAACTATTACATGGCACAGAAGGGCCGTATCCGAGCTGGAAATCAGATTGCCGAAACTAAGAAGGCCGAGGAACCTCACAATTTGCTGGATGTCAACTTCAAGAACTTCAAGTTTGCTGAGAACCAGATCTATAAAGTTCTGGATGAATACGGTTCAAGCCAGGCACTGGGTCAGTGGGCTAGGTCAATACATGGAATCGGTCCAGTTATTACAGCAGGGTTACTTGCACATATAGATTTGAACATAGCAAAAACCCCTGCGGGTATATGGCGATTTGCAGGACTTGACCCTACGGTAACATGGGACAAGAACGAGAAGCGTCCGTGGAACAGTCAACTGAAGACACTGTGCTTCAAGATTGCATCTTCCTTTGAGAAGGTGCAGAACAGTGATAAGGATTTCTACGGTCACATGCTCGCTGATAGAAAGCTGTACGAGATAGCGAACAATGATGCAGGGAAGTACGCCGAGACTGCGAAGAAGGCTCTATCCAGTGGTTCCTATAAGAAAGAGACAAGTGCAAAGAAGGCTTATGAGCAGGGTAGGCTTCCTGACGGCCAAATTCGTATGCGGGCTTTGCGGTGGGCGGTAAAGCTATTCCTAAGTCATTACTGGTATGTCGGATATGAGATAAAGAACAACACGGCTCCACCCAAGCCCTGGGTGATTGCCATAGGTGGACACCAAGCGTTTATTCCGCCCCCAAATTGGTAACCAACCTTCGGGATGTAGCAAAGAAACAGAGTGAACCAAGCGTTTTGATGTAGCAAAGAGAAGGAGTGAACCAGTCAACAAGATGTAGCACAGGGCGGTAGTGAACCAGTCAACAAGATGTAGCACAAGGATTGAGTGAACCACTGATCAAGATGTAGCAAGAGATGCGAGTGAACCAAACAAAGAGATGTAGCATTATGTTGGAGTGAACCAGATACAGGGATGTAGCAGCAAGAATGAGTGAACCACTTTGAGGGATGTAGCAGAATACATGAGTGAACCATCTAAGCAGATGTAGCACGAAAGTTGAGTGTAACAAAAGCATAGAAAGGAGACATGATGACAGTCGATGGCTGTAATGACTGTAATGGACGAGGTTTTGTCCTAGCTGAGTACGAATCTGGAGATGCCTCGACATTATTACCGATACCACACGCGATTTGTGAAACTTGCAATGGAGAGGGGGAAGTAGTCCGTGAGAATAGCAACGACATCACCAAACCTAATTGATGCGATAACAGATGCGTGGCATGATCAACTGATGACGATGAGTTGTCCGATTAAAGGCACGTATCTGGTACACACCAGATCCCAAAAGCCTGTTGAGGGCGTAGCCGTCCATAAGTATGACTGGGGATGGAGCTGCGAGAAAGATGGATCGGAGCGAGTCGAAAATTGTATACACATTCAGACCGTAAAGAGAGAGAGAGGGAAACATGAGTATAAGAATAGAATTGCATGACGAGGGCTTCACTGTCATAGCCGATGACCCTGTGGGCGGAGAGCAAAAAGAGAGGTGGTATCAGCTCATCTATGCGGCAGGCAGGATAGTGCCATCTCCTTTGCACCCAGACTCCCTCCAACGCCGTTGGAGGCACTCAGCTAAATCGGCAAAGACTACAGACAGAATAGGAGTCAAGTTAGGCCGGGGTGTGTATTTCACGGCTGACGATATAGCTAAGCTAGGTTACACAATCAACACTGAGGAGAATAATCAATGCAAATGACAGGCCGAATCAAGGATGTTGAACCAAAGCTCAACGCCAAGAGCAACAAGATATGGCTCCTGAAGGCCTCGCTTGTAACAGACGATGGTTCCACTGTGTGGATCGGCGGCAAGCCTGAAGAGTCTCCAGAGTGGATTGGCCGTGTTATGGAAGAGCGCGACCTTCTTCCGATAGAAAGCCGGACGCACTGGCTGCTAGAGGTGCAGAATCGCAGCGAGACGGCTAAGAACGGCAACGTGTATCACAACAACTATGTGACATCTGCCCGGAGCCTAGAGGCCGACGCACAAAACGTCCCTACAAATAACGCAACTCCGCCACAGCCAAGCACAACTCCTGCTGTTCAGGGACCTAACGCCAAAGACAGATTAATTGTTCGACAGGTGGCAGCAAAACTAGCCAGTGAATTAGTGGTGGCCCTGATATCTAAACACAAAAGCGCAGTTGATATCAGTGCCGCCCTTGAGATGTTCAAGGAAGCACTGGATCCGATCACAAGGATGATTCTTGAGGAACCAGAGCCAGAACCTGAACCTGTGCCTGAATCTAAACCTGAAAGCAGTGCCAGTACAGAAGAAATGTTTGAGGAAACTCTATGACTACCTCAGAACTTATTCCGCTAAACCGATTTCAACAGCGGCTTGATCACACACATATTGCAAGAGTTACTAAACGTACAAGACGGTACTATTTGGTTGATGGGAAGGAGTCCCCCAGCGTTACGACGGTTCTTGGAACAATCATCCCTAAGCCAGCGTTAAATAACTGGTTCGCCAAGCGTGGCAGGGAATCAATGAAGGAGTACCTGGAAGGCCACATAGGTGAGCCTATCCACACATCGTTACTCGATGAGGCCGTGGCTGAAGCCAAGACACGGCCCAAGGCCGATGCAGATGAGGCGGCTAATCTGGGTAGCCAGGCCCATGATCTAATCAATCGGTTTTTGCTCGGCGAAGATCCGAGTATACCTGATGAACTGGAAGTAGTAATGGCTGCATTTCATGAGTGGTACAGCTCTGAGAATCTCACGCTCGTGGACAGCGAGGTAGCCGTTTATGGAGATGGCTATGCAGGCACCATTGATGCACTTTTTGAGCGTGATAATAGCAGATTGTTACTGATTGACTGGAAGACTTCCAACGGAGTCTATCAAGAACATAAAGTCCAGGTAGCTCAGTATGCTCGTTCGATGGCACCGTATACCGGGAGTCCGATTGACGCAATGATCGTTCGGTTGGGTAAGCAGGAGTTGAGTTTTGAAGTAGTCGAGATAGAACCTGGTGAGTACGAGTCTTTGTATCGAATCTGGGACGCTGCATTTGAACTGTACAACGCCCTGGAAGAATCAAATAAATAAAGGGGGGAAAGAGCATGAAGAAAACGGCAAAGAAAGCGGCAAAGAAAACCAAGGGAAAGCCAGTGGTTGTGGTTGAGGAAGTATGTGAAGAGAAGGTTCCCGCTGAGGCGGAGCCGCCGGTCACTTGCGGTATGTGCGAGGATGCTGACAGAATGATCGCGGCTACAGTGGAGCCGATTCTGTCAGTCATTACCAGCCTCCGGAGCGATCTGACCCGTATATATAAAAGAGTGAGTGGGCTGAAACTCAACGCCCTTGCAGATCATCTGAAGTGCCCTACGTGCGGGCTGTTCTTTGGGGGCACTCACGCAGGTGGGTTGCTTCCAATGCCGGAACCCTGGGAAGGGCTGTGTAAATGGTGCGCTAAGAAGGCACAGGATGAACAATGTTGAAAGTATATTCAACCGTCAAAATGACTCAGGTACCTGAGTGCCTGCACCGAGATCCTAGAGACTGTTTTCACCAGGCTTGTCTTGTACGGCACATATTCAGAGAGAGAGATCGCGCCCTCGTGGAGAACGCAGATGGCTACGTTAGAATTTGTTTCATCGAGGACTTAAAGGTGATCAGACCATGACTCAGTGCGACTTTGATAGCCCTCACAGCCCTGTCTATTGTGGCTATTGCTGGGACCAACAGCAACAATCCCGGCAGTCAGCTACGCTAGAAAAGCTCAGTGATTCTATGGATACCATTGCGAGGCTGCTACTTGACGGTAGCCAGGTACCTAATAAACGGCGGCCCATCACAGACAACGCACCTCAGAAAGCCCCGGTTCCTGTTCCGAAACCACAACAGCAGACAGATGAGAGGAGAACGTACAAATGGACCACGTAACAACGTGGCAGAAAGTAGGATCGGGATACCAGTGGATCGATAACTGGGCGGGGCACGATGTCAAGGCCGAGATATCACGGCTTGTGTCAAAAGGACAGGATAGCCTGAAAGCACAGATATGTGTATGGCTCGATGACGTGCAGCTCGTGAGAGCCCATCCCACGTTGACATCAATGAGTTCGATGCGGGACTTCTGTAGACTGCTTGAGGACAGACGCAAAGCCACCGACTATGGGATCAACTGGCGCGACTGGGCCGAGGAATTAGCCGGACGTACGCTCGATGCCCACCGGCAGGGGCAACCCGAAGTGGCAGTCTCCGACCTCTGGGATAAGGAGATCGAGCAAGACACCTGGCTTGTCGAGCCGTACATACTAGAGAGCAAATCCAATGTGATATATGGAGATCCCGGCACAGCCAAGAGCATGATGGCCCTGCAATGGGCTGCGCTAATGGACACAGGCCATGTGAATTCTCAACTCAAGGTGGTCACACGGCGGGCTAATGTCCTCTACCTGGACTACGAAACAGACGAGATAGAAATTTTACATCGCTTGAAATGGCTACATAGGGGCATGGAGATAACCGCGCCCTCTAATGTTGTGTACAGATATTGTACACAGCCCCTGGTCGTAGAGACTGATTACATACTGGATCTCATCGAACGTAGATGGGGCGGCGATGATACGCCTATCGTCATAATGGTGGACTCGATGGGCCTTGCCACAGGCGGCAAACTGGTGGATGAGGAGATGGTGATCAGCTACTTTGCTGCCCTGAGAGTACTGGGCTCGACCTCGCTGACTATAACTCACACCAACAAGGACGGTCATCTGTTCGGGTCCCAGTACACACTCGCAGCAGCGAGAAATCTCTGGGAAGTGAAACGATCTGCCGTGACGCGAGGGCAAATCGATGTTGGGTTGTTCCATAGAAAGAGCAACAGCGTTGGCAAGGAAGTGCCGAGAGCATACCGCCTCAACTTCACGCCTGATCCCACTACCGGTACCACTCAGTCTGTAAATATCGTTGCAAAAGACCCGATTGACACTGACTTTGCCCGTGAAATGAGCGTGGCAAAGGTGGTACTGCACATCATTGAGACTGAGGGGCCTACAAGTAAAGATGCGTTACCGAAACTGGTAGCTGAATTCAAGGAAGCTAAGGAAGATGGCCTACGTGCAGCAGTAAAAACTGCCATCAGCCGCTTCTGTAAGGCAGGCAAGCTCGTGGAGAAAGACGGCATGATATATGATCACGCCAATTCTACTGTTGCGCCTGACAAAGAGGAGAAAGACGACTTATGGACGACACAGTTTTAATAGCTTTACTACTGGACGCATACTATACAGGTATCAAGGTGCATCCTGGTGAGGGACAGATGCGCGTGACGAGCCCCTATAAGGGACATCCGCTCATCAGCAAGCTCAGAGACTGCAAGCCTGGCATAGAAGCCTTCTACGCCCAACTGGGGACACGTCTGAGGAAGGGACAGCAGCTATTGATATCACAGAACCAGTCCCTTTGGGATAAGGACGGCTGGCCTGTAGGAAGCGATAAGCAGGTTGGCATATTTGGTGAACGCCTCGCACTGTGGGACATCCTCGACACGCTTATGGTGCCACGAGTCTGTCCGATAGGGCCTGATGGCTGTGACCCGGAAGCCCCTATAATATGCAGGTCATGCGGTAGATAAGAAAGAAGGAGTAATGTGGATTTATATACCGAATATACCGTTATCAGCTTGTTCTCAGGAATCGGTGGACTTGACCTCGGAGTCCGAGATGTTCTCCCGACTAGAACGATCTGTTACGTTGAACGGGGAATCAAGGCGGCGAGAATCCTGGCAGAGAGAGCTTCAGAAGGACTACTTGACGAAGCTCCGATCTACTCTGATGTTAAAACATTCCCAACAGAACTCTTTGCTGGAAAAGTGGACATCGACTTTTTGCTCTCCGGTTTCCCCTGCCAGCCCTTTTCGGTCGCCGGCAAACAATCCGGTGCCTCAGACGATAGAAATCTCTTCCCCGATACCATCAGGATCATACGCGAACTACGACCACGCTACGTCTTCCTGGAAAACGTCCCAGGCCTCGTTGCTCACCCATACTTTGGTACCATTCTCGGAGAGCTGGCCGAAGCAGGGTACGATGCGGAGTGGGGCTGTTTCAAAGCCTCGGACATCGGCGCAAG